ATGTGCGAGTTTGATTCTCCGATTTAATTATTCACGCAATTGGCAATCGAAAGAGAACAGAATCCAGAAGAGATTGCGGAGATTTTTACCGTCTCCGTGCGAACGGTCTATACATGGATCAAGGATGGATGCCCAAAGTCTCAAAAAAAGAAACAATATTTCTTAAACGATGGCGAGGTTCAAAACTGGATTGAATCCACGAGTCGCCAGTTAACGCCGGGCCGGCCAAAACAGAACGGCGTAACCGCAGCCGACAGTGAGCCGGGACAGGACAAGGAATATTGGTTGACTCGCAAATACAAACGAGAATGTTTAGTGGCTGAAAAGAATCTAATACCGCGTGATGACGTGATATCATGGATTCGAGACAACTACACGCTGCTTAAGGGCCGATTGCTTGCTTTGCCAGCTACAATCGTCTCGGCAATTGCTGGACATGATGAGCCGAAGCAAGAACGACTTATCGCCGAAGAAATCAATGTTGCATTAGATGACCTGAAAGCAGCCTGCGAGAAATTTCAGAATGAATAGGGTTTATATTTATGGTCTTGCCTGCCCGGAGACACGGGAAATCAGATATGTAGGCAAATCATTCGACCCGGAATTCAGGTTGCGGTCAGGAAGTGGGCACATTGGTTGCGCCAATCGCGGAGACGACACGCATCGCGGGCGATGGATTCGTTCGCTATTGTCGCGTGGATTGTCGCCGTCGCTGGTTATTCTAGAGGAGACGGACGTGGATGGATGGGAACGGGCCGAGCGGCGATGGATTAAGCAATTCCGCGAGTTAATAAGGGAACGCCTAACTAACCACACTGAAGGCGGCGACGGTGTCCGTGGCCACGATGAGGCGACGCGGCGCAAGATGTCGCTTGCAAAGATTGGCAAGCCCCGCTCAGTCGAAACCCGCCGAAAGATTGCAGAGGCAAGTCGGAGTCGCCGCATGAGTGTTGCGGCCCGCAAAAAGATTTCTGCAGCTCATAGCGGGCGCGTCCATTCGCTAGAGGCCCGTGCAAATATGTCGGCCGCACACAAGAACCAAGTGAGGAAGCCAGAGGCAATCCAAAAGGCACGACTTGCAAACATTGGTCGGAAGCGGTGCGGGGGCGCTCTTGCAAATGTGCGGAATGGTTCTGCGGCGCGGTGGGGAATTTTTCCTGAACAGGCGATGGTGAGAGCGAAAAGCATTATCGCTCAATACGGATGCGGGAAAACACATCGGCAGATTGCCGCCGAATTTGGCGTGTCTGGCTGTACAGTCCAGAACGTGTTAGCGGGGAAGAGGTTCCGCGAGTTAGACCGGCCGTGGTTGCATGCTGCTTGAAAATCTATCCAAGATTAATGCCGCCGCGGCTTCGAGCCTTGGACGCAGCAAGGCGATAAAACCGAGCGAATGGGCGGCGCAATACCGCTTTCTGTCCGGGTCTGAGAGTTCTGAACCTGGGCGGTGGCGAAACGAAACCACGCCATACCTCGTAGGCATCATGGATGCCGTTGCCGATCCAGACATTCAGGAAGTTGTATTCGTAAAGCCGACGCAGGTTGGGGGCAGCGAACTGCTGCGAAACCTACTCGGATATTGGATCGACAACGACCCCTCGCCAGGAATGTTCGTTTTGCCGAACGAGGAGGCGACGGAGCAGATTATCCGTGAGCGAATTAGGCCAATGCTTTGCAATACACCGCAGTTGCAACAGCACCTAAGCACTTCAGCAAGGGACAACACGCTTTCGTACATACGCACGCTTTCAATGCCGATCTATTTTGGCTGGGCGGGTTCGCCGCAGAGTCTAGCCATGAGGCCGTGTCGTTGGGTGTGTTTTGATGAGTGTGATAAATATCCAGCATTCAGCGGACGCGAGGCCGATCCGATCAGTCTCGCGTCTGAACGAACCGCAACATACAAGCATCGTCGTAAATTGCTAAAGATCAGCACTCCGACGGTAAGAAATGCTCCGATCTGGAAAGCATGGGAAGCGTGCGGCGACCGCCGGTATTTCGTTATCCCGTGTCCGAAGTGCGGAACCTTTCAACGACTGGTTTGGCCAAATGTTAAGTGGCCGAAACTGGACATTAGTGACACGGTGCGACGGGCAAACGAGATTGAGAAGAACGAATTGGCGTATTACCAGTGTGAAAACTGCGGAGACCAATGGGACGACAAGGCCAAGCGTAGGGCCATAGGCGGAGGACGATGGGAAAGCATTGGCGAGCCATCGCCATCAGTTGGATTCCATTTGAACAGTCTTTACTCCCCGTGGCGAAGCCTTTCAAAAATGGCGGCTGAGTTCATCAAGGCAGATGGCGATGTTGCCCTGACACTTAACTTCCGTAATAGCCGACTTGCCGAGCCGTTCGAGGAGGTCACGGCCACGAGTCGGCCTAGCATGTTTCGGGAAAAGGCGTTGCAATCAGAGTCTGCGAACCAACGCCCAGAATGGGCGGTAACCGTGCTTTGCCACGCGGATGTTCAAAAGGATCATCTTTGGTTTGTGATTCGGGCTTGGGGATTCGGATTCCGCTCTCATTTGATTAGGTATGGCCAGGTTCGCAATTTTGATGAACTGTACGAGGAGGCTTTTGGCAAGCCGCATGTATTCATTGGAACCGACCGCGTGGGGGTGTGTGAGCTGCTCTCGGTGGACGGAAAATATCGCACGACTGAGGTTTTTGAATTCGCCCGCCGCGATGCCTCGCGAATCTTGATAACGCAGGGTAACCCGCATTCAAACGGGCCGATGGTAACGCAGCGGCTTGAGGGTGGGGTGAGGGTATTGAAGCTGAATACACTCCACACGAAAGACCGACTTAATCAAATTTTGCTAGATGGAGACCCGAAGCGATGGTTGCCGCACGCCGATATCGGGGAAGAGTATTCCGCGCAAATGGCCAGCGAACATCGGACGTGGGACGCCAAGCGAAGGATTCACGTTTGGGAACCAAAGTATCACGGTATTGCTAATCACTTGTGGGACTGTGAATCTAATCAGGTTGCCATCGCAACGTGGAAGTGCCTTGACGTTCCCCCGGAGCAGGCCATGAAGCCGAAGCTAATCGTGAACACCGAGGGCAGCAGGTTCGATGATTCAGCCGTGAAATGGATTGACCGATGACAGCAGCCGAAGAACTTGTATTAGTTGACGTTTCACTTGCCGCACTTTACGCGAGCAACACCCAGGAATACTCCCTGAAGGATCGTTCACGCCGAAGCCTCGAATTCACGCAGCTTATTGAGCGGAAAAAAGAGCTTGAGCTTGCCGCTTCGCGTTCCACTACGGGCCTTTTCGATGTTGCAAAATTCCGAAACACAGACTGATGGCAAAACGTAAGAAACCACCGGCGGGCGTATTGCCAGAGGAAATCACGGTTCGTCGCCTGCGCGCTCGCGCGGAATCGCAGATAATCCGTGCATCGATGCACGCGATGAAGGGGCAGCTTGCAACGTATGAAGCGGCAAAAGTTTCGCGGCGAACCCGCGACTGGAAAAGCCCTGTAGGTTCTGCCGACCTTGCGATTATCCCCGATTCAATTCGCACGAACGCACGCGCGAGGCAGCTTGAGCGGGATACATGGATTGCCAAGGCCGCGAAAAAGGCACGAAGCCGCAACATCGTCGGGCGTGGCATCACCCCGGTTCCCGCGGTAAAGCTGGGTGAGACAGAGTTTCCAGAATTCAACACCGCTACTGAAAAATGGTTCTGGGAATGGGCAAGCGACCAGACCGCTTGTGACATTGAAGGGCGTCGTACCTACTGGCAGATGCAGGCACTTGCTGCTGAAGAAAAATTCATCGTTGGCGAATCGTTCGTGATTTGGTCATACAAGCCAAATCCCAAGGCCGTTGGCTTGCAGTTGCAGATGTGCGAGCCGGAACAGCTTGACGATTCGAAACAATCCTGCGGAACTAACCAGGTTCGCGGCGGTATCGAATTAAACCACTTGGGCCGGCCAGTCGCGTACCATTTTTTCGAGCGAACGCAGAACGATTTTTTGTCCGGATGCCGGGAGTCGATTCGCATTCCCGCCGAGCAGGTAATTCACTATTACCGAGCCGATCGTTCACAGCAGACCCGCGGCATCAGCGAACTTGCCCCGGTGATGCTGGACATACGAGACTTGACAACGCTAAAAGATGCGATGCTTTTCCGTTCCAAGATGGAAGCGTGCATCGGGTTTATCGTCAAAACCGCAATGCCTATGGGCATAACCGGGACGAACGGGGTTGCACCGCTTGCGAGCGGCGATAGCGGCACGACCAGCGACGGCGTACCAACCTATGACGTGACGCCGGGCATGGTTCCGCGGTTGCAACCCGGCGAGGACATCGAGCCGTTTATCCCGTCATCACCGGGCAACCTTTACGGGCCGTTCACCGAGACCACCATTCGCGGAATCGGTGCAGGCTTGGGAATGTCGTTTGGGGCTTTATTCCGCAAGTCGGACGGCAACTTCTCAAGCGCCCGCCAGGACATGCTTGAGGACGAAAGGGAAATCGGGCCAGAGCAGGACTTGCTTATCGACTTGGTTGTTAAGCGGGTTTACGAGTTATTCGTTACGTTCGCAGTGGCCGAGGGGAAGCTACCGATAACTCCGCAGCAATTCGCCGTCGAACGAACGCGATACCTCGAAGCCGAATACATCACGCCGGCTCGACCGTGGATTGACCCGGAAAAGGAAGGCAACGCCCGCGAGATCTTGCTTCGAAATAAGCTGATTACACGAAGCGATATCAGTGCCGAAATGGGCAAGCGGTTTGGGCGAACGCTTCAACGCTACGCACAAGAGCAAAAAGAGGCCGAGGCACTTGGCATCAAGTTCCCGGAGGATGCACCGCCCCCGCCGGCGTTCGGACAGGCTGCACCAAAAGCGGAAGCAGATACCCCCGCCGCCGAATTATCGACGCGAACGATTCAGTTGCCGCAGATTATGGCACCCCGATTCAGGCTATCCGATTCAGACGTGATGACCTGCGGAGTCTGTAAGTATTTTCGGGCGGGTCGGTGCGAGGCTTACGACCACGAATCAGAATCGACGTTCACTTGTGAGGCGTGGGAAGCAGCGCCGCTGGGCGAAAACATTCCCAAGAACCGAACCGGGATTCAGCCCGGCCCGATGCAAGACGGCGAAAAACCATTCGACCAGACATCGGCAAGGGGCGACCTGCCGAGCTAACCATGAAAACACAACTTAAATCAAAACCCACCCGCGGGCATCTGCGGGCCAATGTAAGTTCGTTTAGCAACATCACGGTTGACGAGGAAGCCGGGATTATCCGCGGGGCCAGTGTGATGACCATCGGCCCGGCGGCCGGCCATGGCTTCGAGCTTGACCGGACTTCGATTCAGCAACTATCGGACGCGATTGCCGCTCGTGGCGGAACCGTAAAAATTCGATTCAAGCACCCGCGACTAAACGGCGACGGGTCGCAAGAGGATGACCTCGGTTGCGACGTTGGCACTTTGTCGAACGTGCGCATCGACGGCGACCGCGTTCGCGGCGACATAACGATTCACGAGTACGCATCTTCCCTTCCCGTGTACGGCGACGTGCGGACTTATTTACTCAAGAAAGCAATGCAATCGCCGGAGTCTTTCGGACTCTCAGCGGTAATTGAATACACCGTGGAACCCGTAACTGGGGCCGACGGTACTACGCGGCTAATGGCTCGAATCATCGACGCCGACGCCGCAGATTTTGTCGGAAGTCCGGCGGCTAACCCCGACGGACTTTTAAGCACACCACCCCGGCAATTGCCGGAACAACTCATGGAGACCACTAAAATGGAACCCGCATTCGTTCAATTCTTAATTGGCAAGCTAGGGCTTGCCCCGGACAGCACGCCGGAAGCCGTGCAAGCCGCGTTTGATATTCTGTCGGATGAAGAAAAGGCTGCTGCTCAAGCCGAATTCGAAGCCGGCGCAACCGCTTCGATGAACGAGCCGCCGGCTCCGGAAGAAAAGAAGGAACCGCCGGCACAGATGGCCGCAAAGGTTACGTCCGGCATCGTCGCGCTCGAGCGCAAGCGGATTTCTGATATCCGCCAGCTGGCTTCGATTCTCCCCGGAATCGGCATCGATGAAATCAACCAGGTCATCGGCCTCAGGCTTTCCCCCGAACAGGCCAGCAGTTCCTTCCTGAAAACCATTGCATCGAAATACAAAGGAGTAGCCACTGTGAACGTCGGCGAAAACAGACAGCACGCATCGCTTGCGAAGGCGTTGCCCGACGCTCTGCGGTTGCGCTCTGGCGTTATCGTAAAAGACGCGGACGACTACACCCGCAAACTCGCCAGCTTGACGGCTTGCGATATGTTTCGGCACTACCTTGTGGCGCATGGCGTCAGAGATGCCGAGTTCTACAGCAAGCCCAAGCTTGCGGAATTGATGACCAGCCAGCGACTCCGCGCTTCGTTGGCGCAAAGCACCAGCGACTTTGACAATATCCTTCTGGACGCGGCCAACAAAACCTTGCGGCAGGCGTACACCGAACTGCCCACAACGTGGCAGTTTTGGGCGCGGCGAGCGACCAACCCCGATTTCAAGGCGGGTAATCGTATCATCATGTCGGAGGTTGGAACGCCGACGCTCCGGGCCGAAGGCGCTGGAATCACCTACAACACGCTGACCGACGGCAAGGAAGTCGTCACGTTGACCGAGTACGTCACGGGCATCAAGTTGACCCGTCGTGCCATCGTGAACGACGACCTCGACGCCTTCAACCGTATCCCGGCACTAATGGGAGCGGCTTTCAAGCGCATTGAAGATAATCTTGCGTATGACATTCTGACCGGGAACGCCGCGCTGGCGGACACCGGGGCGCTGTTTAACTCCACGGCGATAACGACCGCCGGCGGACACGCAAACACAGCCGCGGCTGGAGCGCCGACCGTTGCTACGCTCGCAACGGTATCAACTCTCATGCGAAGGCAACGAGGGCAAAAGGGCGATGCGTATCTGGATGTAAGACCCAAGACGCTGATCGTTCCAGTTGGGCTTGAAGTTGTTGCTGCTCAGCTTGTCGGCGCGAATGTTGACCCGGCAAAGAGCAACGCAACGCCTAACCCTTACTTCAATGCTCTGACCGTTGTTTCGCACCCGCGACTCGACACGGCATCTGCATCGGTATGGTATCTCGCCGCCGACCCCAACAACATCGACACCGTTGAAGTCTGTTTCCTGCAGGACGAGCCGGAACCCGTTCTGAAAAACGAAACCGCATTCGATACCGACGACGTTCGGTTCGCCGGCCGTCACACGGTAGTTGCGAAAGCCATCGACTTCCGCGGCTTGGCTCGAAATACCGCCGCATAATCGTTAACCCGCGCCGTCACGTTGACGGGGCGGAACTACATCAAAAAAAAGAAAGTGAGCAGATACAGTGAACACGTTTTCAAATCGCGGAAATAGAATCAATTTCACCAACACCGGCAGCGCAATCTCCGCCGGCGACATTGTGATTGTTCGGTCTGGAACGGCTGGGGCATGCGGGATTGCCGTAACCGATATTGCAGCCACTACCGGAACCGGCCAGCTTGAAATCGGTGGCGTACACGCCTTGACTGCGGTAACCGGCGCGCTTGCGTATGGCGCTCTGGTTTACCGTGGCACGCTCGGCACAGTAACCGGCACGAGTACGAGCGGTACGCTCTTGGGCTACGTTGTCGCAGCCAAGACCACAGCATCAACTACGGCATTCGTTCTGGTGAATGCCAGCCCCGCTTCGGCTTAGCTTTCTCGCCCGTCGCTTAACGGCGGCGGGCGGGCCTTTTCGACCATGATCAGCCCACTTTTCGTTAGCTTTCACACTGGCGGCAACTACGAACGGCACGCGGCAGAACTGGCCGAAACTCTGACCCAGTTTGGGCTTGAGTATGAAATCGACCGGATGCCGTGTACTGGCGTGTGGTGCAGCAATTGTGCAATGAAATCGACGTTCATCGCACAGAAGATGGACGAGCATCCGTTCCGCCCGCTTGTGTGGCTGGATGCCGATGCTCGTGTGAGGAAACACCCCGAAATGCTTTTGAACATGGGAACCACAATCGACTTTGCCGCTCACAAGCTGGACGGGGTTGAGTTGCTAAGCGGCACCCTATATTTCGGCGGCACGCAGTCCAGCGTCGATCTAGCGAGCGCGTGGCGGCGGCGTTGCGTGATCGAGCCGAACGTATGGGATCAGATACATCTATCCGGGGCCGTTGACGCCATGCCGCAGTTGAACGTGGTGTATCTGCCCGAAAGCTACACCCGCATTTTTGACCGATCGAATCTGATGGAGCGGTCGGAGATTGTCGTTGAGCATTTGCAGGCGTCGCGACAGGAACATGGTTGAAAGTCTCTATTCTAATGCCGACGTTCAACCAGGCCGAATTCTTGCCGGCGGCGCTTGACGGAATCAACCGACAGACCTTCCGCGATTTTGAATTGATCGTTTGCGACGACGGCAGCACAGACGGCACGGCTCAGCTACAAAAAAACGCGATTCGACACGAAACCAACCGAGGCACGGCGGCAGCAATCAACTCGGCGGCAGCAATCGCAACCGGCGACCTGATGACTTGGATTAGCAGCGATAACGTGATGGCTCCAAACTGGCTTGAGCGACTTCACGCCGAAATGCTTCCAAGCGTGGGTTTTGCTTATTCTGGATTCTGGATCGAAAGCGGAACCAGCATCACCCCTTATTTCCGTGACTACGACCCGAACGCCCTGATAAGCGATGAAGCCTGCTACATCGGGCCGAGCTTCTTGATTCGCGCTGATGTATGGAAAGAAGCCGGCGAACATATTGGGGCAATCTCCCACGACTATGGGCACTGGCTCAGGGTTGAAGAAGTTTGCTGGCGGCGGGGGCTGGATATCAAGGCCGTTCCTGAAATGCTTTGCCATTATCGCGTTCACGATGGAATGGCCGGGACGAGACTTAAACACCTTTACGATGCCCCGCAACACCAGGCCGAGGCGAGACAGCGCCGATGCGCATAGCAGCCATTATTCCAGTTGGGCCGGGACACATATGGGTACACGACGATTGTGCCGACAGCGTAAAACTCGCAGCCAAGCGAATTTCTGATATCGAATTGGATTGCAAACCGTATCCCGACCACGAAGGGAAATTGGGCCGATCGCGCGCCCGTAACCTTGCCATTGAAGCAAGCCCCGAAGCGGACTGGTATTTTCTGATTGACGCTGATGACCTCTGCTGCATTGACGCTTTTGAGCTTTTCAGGGCGTCGCTGGCGGCGAACCCGCGGCTGGTTGCGGTTTTCGGTGCAATCAATAGCGACCGGATGATTAGCGAAATGTTGACTCGCGACAACGTATTCCCGCTCGACTGGGCGGGGATAATGGAACGCGGAGCAAAAGGTACGCTAGCAATGGGATGCTTTATTCGTGCTGACGTGGCGCGGGCAACTCCATTCAATGAGGAAATGGACATTGCCGAGGACTTCGATTTCTACCTCAGGGCATTACATCGGCGGGAGTGGGCCAAGATCGACATGCCGCTTGTGACCATCCGCCACAATGTCCCTTCCGCCGGCGGGCCGCGGGGCTTGGCAACTATCGGCTGGCGTGAAGCGTGTGGGGCGGTTGTCGAAAGGTATAGAAGTGAATTGGCTGGGTGAAATCGTTAGCCGCGGGATTCGTCGCGAGGATTCAGTTCTCGACCTCGGCTGCGGGATCATGGACGCCACGGGGCGGCTTTCATGTAAATCGCACGTCGGTGTTGATTGTTTCCAGCCTTACCTTGACCGTATCGGAATGCCGTTTGTTTACGGCACGCTTCCCGAAGCCGCAGCGGTTTTCGCGGCGGGATCGTTCGACGTGGTTCTGCTGCTCGACATCGTCGAACATCTGGAAAAGGAAAAGGCGATTCTGTTGATTGCCGAAGCGGAACGGATTGCAGCCCGTGAGGTGATTGTTTTTACGCCGAACGGGAATTGCCCTCAGCGCGGTTATGACGCATGGGGATTAGGAGACAACGCGGCTCAGGCTCATCGTTGCGAATTTACCAAAGACGAACTGAAGCAACTCGGATACGAATGCGGCATTTATTCAAATGGATCGACGCACTCAGGCCCGGTTGAATCCATTCTTGGAATCAAACAGATAAAATGTCCGTCTATTCCAGTCTAAAATTCCTGCATCATGCCGACCGGCTGGCGGTTTTGCGGGACGGCGGACAGACCGTGCCGGTTCACGCGCAATTGATTATCAGCGACTTGTGTTCGCACGCCTGCGGATTCTGTTCATACCGCTGGGAAGGCAACGTATCGAATCAGCTTTTCCATGTTCTCGGCCAGGATGGAAAAAAGAACCACAACCCGGCCCGGTTCATTCCCTACGAAAAGATTACCGAGATCATCGATGACTTCGCTGAAATGGGAGTGAAGGCGGTTCAATTTACCGGCGGCGGCGAACCGACAGTACATCCGCGGCACCACGACGCATTCAAGTACGCGATTGACCGCGGCTTACAAATGTCGCTGGTGACCCACGGCGTTTTACTCAGGCCGGAAACGATTGAGACGTTGACGCGAGCGACTTGGGTTCGCGTTTCAGTCGATTGCGGCACGCCCGAAACCTACTCAGCGGTGCGTCGGGTGTCGGCTTCGCAGTTTGACCGGGCAACGGCAAACATTGCGGCGTTGTGTGCTGCTCGCGATCGGACGGGAAGCAAGGTTGTGGTTGGCGTTGGCTTCGTGGTGACTCACGATAACTGGCAAGAGGTTGTTCAGGGTGCATCTCTGGCGAAATCGCTGGGGGCCGACAACTTCCGCATTAGTGCCGTGTTCCAACCCGACGGGGCAAACTACTTTGCAGGCTTCCACGCGGAGGCGTCGCGGTTGTGCCGAGAAGCGGCGGCTTTGTCTGGAGGGCGGTTCAAGGTTGTCAACATGTTTGGCAATCGGCTTTCCGATTTAGAGCTAGGCAACCCGGACTACAAAACCTGCGGGTATATGCAGTTCACGACTTACATCGGCGGCGACCAGAACGTCTACCGATGCTGCACGACATCGTACAACGAGCAGGGATTGATCGGCTCGCTCAAGCATCAGCGATTCAAAGAATTGTGGGAGTCACAGGCCAAGCGAAACGACTTCGACGGCTTCGACGCACACGGATGTAAGAGGTGCATGTTCAACGGGCAGAACCGGGCGATTGAGTACGCGATTCAGGCGGAACCGCTTCACGTCAATTTTGTGTGAGTGCGAATTATGAATGCCGCAATCCTATGTCCGGGGCCGTCGCTTGCGAAATGGCCGGATGAAATGTTGATGGCCTATCCGTTGCGAATCGCGGTCAATCGCGGCGTGCATCGTGTGCGAGCTACGCATTGGGTTATGGCCGACCTCAACCCGTTTGAAAAAGACAAGCCGGCGGAACTTCCGCCCATCTGGACGAGCGAAAGTATCGTCGGTTATTTCCCGCCTGGATCGGCAACCGCCTACGAAACGCTTGGCGAACGGTTCCCCTTCCTCGTCAACACCTATTCGCCTGATGGAACTGTTGACTGGCGTTCATTTTCGGCAACCGCTGCGTTGGTTGTGGCGGCGGCGCTTGGGGCAAAAGTAATCGACGTTTACGGCGCGGACTGGACGAACGAGCCGGACTTTGACGGCAAAAGCATCAACCTCAGCGTTATCGAGCGATTGCCGGAAAGATGGAAAACCGAGTGCCAGATTTGGGACGCCGTGGGAGCCGATCTTACAGCGCGAAAGATATCAGTAAACAGGATTCTCTATGCCGATCTTGAGCTTTGACAGCATGATTGCGGCAGACGCGCTTGAGCATATCAAGGCGTTGGGCGCAACCCTTCACACATACACGCCACGCGGGGCGGCGGCGTTATCGCGGTTCGTTTTTATTGACCGTGGAACCAAGCAGAACACCGGCGGCGTGTCATCGGCTTTTGTAACCGTTGACGCCTATATCGTGAACAGCACGACAAACGGCGTTGATAACGTCACGGTAGGCGGCGACAAAATCGCCGTCGTGCCGCGGCTGGGTGAAACCGCCAAAACGTATTTAGTTGTCGAAATCATCGAGCAGGATGCCGGAATCTGGCATCTCTCCCTTGAAGTAAACGGGTAAAATTATGCCATCACCAATCTGGCTTGGAACTACAACCGCGTTCGCGACAGCTTCGAATTGGAGTACGGGCGTAGCGCCGGTTGACGCCGACATCATCACGTTTAACGGGTTGGCGACGCAAGGAGTTGTTGGCAGCGACCAGAGCGCGATTGAGCCGGCAATCCTCAACTTCTATATGTCCTTCGCGTACACATGCGGGACATCGACGACCGCGCTAAGCATCGGCCCGGTGATTTGTAATATCGGATTGCCGTCGGACGATGGCAGCAGCCCATCGGGGCCGTCGCAGTTGTTCCTCAATTTTGGCACCGATGTAGTGGCGTGTACCGTTCACGATGCCCGGTCGCAGGGAGTTGCGGGCTTTCCGTGTATCGTGCTAGAAGGCGTTAATATCGCCAACACGCTCATCGTCAAAGGCGGTAGCGTCGGGCTTGGCGTTTTCACGCCGGGGATTGCCGCGACGTTTTTAAGCGTGGCGCTACTCGGCCCGACCGTCAATATGGTAATCGGTACAGCCGTAACCCTCACGACGCTTAGCCAATCTGTGAACGGCGGCAAGTGCCTGCTGCAAAGTTCGGTAACGACGCTCGACCAGGACGGCGGCGAGATTGAGACGCGCGGCAGCGGCGCTATCACAACCGCGTTTATCAAGGGCAAGGCCCGATTGAACAGCACCGGCACAATTACAGCGTTGACAGTTGCCGGCAACGGCTTGGCCGATTTCAGCCGCAATAGCGCCGCGCGAACGGTATCAGCGTTAACTCTGGACGGGACGGCGGCAACGGTTGACCTGCGGAACACGAACAATTCAGTGACGCTTTCAGCCGGGATTGTTTTGCAGAACGGGGCAAGCGCGAACCAGATCCTATGCGATGACCGCACGAAGGTTTGGCTTTCCGTCACGACGCACACAACCGGGCCGACCGCCTAATGGCAACACGCAGCATATCGCTTCGCAACGCCGCCGATCCCGATTCAAAGTCGCTCGGCATCGTTCGCCGCGTGCAAGTGGGAACGCGGTTCGTGATGGACAACAGCCCGACTAACGGACTGTTTAGCCGGGGCGCGTCGAAAATTACCGGCGAAGTGCCGATATACATTGATTTTGACCTCACGACGCAAATCGCCGGAGCAATCGCCGGCATGGGCGCGGCGGCAAAGCGGGGTTGTGCCGAGGCCGCCAATAAAGCCGCCGTCAAAGTTCGCCGCCGATTCGTGGGGATTGCTCAGCGCGATATGACCTGCTCGCCGGCGGAAGCGGAACGGGCGATTTCAGTAACGCATCGAGCAACCGAATCGGACACGGCCGCCGTTGTCACCATTGAAGAACGCCGGCTACCGCTCAATAAGTTCGGGCCGTTTGAAACGCTGGCGGGCGTTTCGGCAACGTCATCCCGCAGCCGCGGGTCGCAGGACTACCCAGGGGCGTTTATCGCCGCCGGCAGCGACGGCGTTCCGACCGTGTTCCGCCGGGAAACAGACCGCCGGTATCCGCTCGACGAGCTATACGGGCCGTCGGTTCGCGACACGGTTAACAGGTTGTTCGACCGAGAAAAAAACAACATCGAATTGATCCTATTCCGCGAGCTTATAACCGTCACCGCCCGCATCGTGAACGAGAATTTTGGATATTCCGCACTTGGCGGATTCGAAGAAAACATCACCAACATCGCATAAATGCCAGCACTTAATTTACCAGTAGTCGAACGCATCGCGATTGCGGTAAAAAACGCGCTCGCTGACATCCGGCAAGCCGCCGGCTACGGAAACAATTTTACCGTGCGCCGTCGCAACGTCCGGGGCAATGCACCGGAGGCGTCGCAAGTCGCCGCGGGTTGCGTGTTCGCCGTGATGATTCAGCCGTCGCCGCGGAAATTGTCCGAAGAAAACTACGAAACGATATGGGAGCAACCGTTCTGGATAGACCTTTATGTCTGCCCGGACGAGGACAACGCCGAAGAACTCGATACCCGGATAAATTCCGCACGAGCCGATTGCGAATACGCATTGTGCAACGCGACTAACCGGATATGGGGCGGGCTGGCCGACGACACGAAGGTTGACGACCCGCAACCGTTTCAGGGGCCGGGACTCGCTCACGGGATACAGGTTCGGATTGTCATCACTTACCGCCACTACGTTTACGAACCACGCCAGGCCGTGAACGACCAATAGCCACAAAAGGAAAATCTAATGCCGCTTTTCAAACGCAAGAAAACCATCGGCGTGAAGGCCGAAGTCACATACGGAACTGTCGAAACCATCACCGCCGCCGAAGCGATGCGATGCCACGACTTTAGTTTTGATGCCGATTCAACCGCCATTGAACGCGAGAAATCCACCGGCGGGCTGGGAACTGACACCAGCGTACCGTCGGGTACGAAGCTAATGCTCGCGTTCAAAAACTTCGTTCACGGCGACGGCAGCACGGGCGACCCAGCTTGGGCCGCAGCATTGTTTCCAACCGTCGGGATGATTCAGACTTCAAACAGCTACGCGACGAGCATCATTGCGGCCTCACAAGCGAGTTGGAAGGGCTTGACCGCGGCGGCAAATGTTGACGGACGCAGGATCATCGGGCGTGGCGGCATGGGGAACTTGAAACAGATATGGATTCCCGGCAAGGCTACGGAATTCGAGTGGAACTACATTCTGGCGGCGGTCGCATCGCCGACGTTGCGAACCGATACGGCCCAATTATCGGGCATCAGCTTCGAAAGCGCCGTGCCTCCGGTGTGGCAAGGGGCCGGATCGTTAACCATCGATTCAGTAACGACCAACAAAGTATCAAAGGTTGAAATCGACCTCAACAACCAGCCGTATGCTCGCGAAGATCCGGTTGCAGTCGGCGGATATATTGGCGGATACATCCAAGGCGCGAAGCCGCGGATCAAGATGGACATTGAATCGCTTGCCGTCTCATCGAAAGACTGGCACACGGCGTATTTCTCGGCACTTGAAATCACCATCATCCTCGTCTGCGGCAGCGTCACCGGAAACGTCATCACGACGACGGCCACGCTTTGCCAGCTTGCTTCGCTTCCCAAAGAGGGCGACAGAAACGGGATGCTGATTGATAACCTCGATTTTCAGGTCAACGGCACACTTACCACCGCATTCACCTAAAGGAAATCGGCTAATGATTGTTTTCAGCAACGACGAGCGGATTGTTGTCACGCTCGATACAGGCGACCCAAACCGCCCGGCCATCTTCTATTTTCGACCAATGACGCTGGGGGAATTCTCGCGGATTTCAAACCTCAAGGCAGAGTTGGAAGCGTCGCCGACCGTGGAAGGCAAGATAAAACTGATTGCCGATATTCTCACCTTCGCGATGACCGGCTGGAGCGTTCGCGACACCGGCGGGGCCGACGTGCCGTATCAGCCCGAAACGCTGATTGACTGGCTTCCGCGGGCAAAGGTCAATCACTTGGTTGAAGAGCTTCTAAAAGCACAGTCGCCGAGCGGAGACGACCGGGGAAAGTAATTGCGGCAGTCAACCTACAAAACGGCCTTGCTTGCGAACGATGCACGGCCCGACGATGCGTTGACTGCCCGACGACCGAAGAACCGCTCAGTTTTGAACTCGGCAACCGCGAGATTGCCATCGTCGGATGCCCATACCAGTACGTCGGGGCGACCATAAGCCGACTCATGCGCGACGCCGACCGTGTGAAAGCCGGCGGCGCTCTGGCAGTTACGGGCGGATACTACGAGCAGCCCGCGAGCTTCATCCAGGGGATCGAAATGGTATGGGCCGAACAGGAAAACCTCAGACGGGAAATGAAAGAACGCAATGCCCGGTAAAAATATCGACGTATTCTTGAACGCCTACGACAACACCGGCCCGGCCACTTCCGCCGCAGCCGGCAACGTGCGGGGCTACGCCGATGCGATTATTGGCAGCAATGCCGCGGTTGCATCGTCGTTTGATGCCGTAGGTGATGCGGCAATGACGGGGCTTGTCGGCTCGTTTGCATCGGTTGCGTCCGCGGCTCTGCCGGCGGTTGCGATTCTCGGCACGCTTGCCGTGGTTGCCTACACGGTCTACGAAAGCTGGGATAGCATTGCCGAGGTAATCACGTCGGCGGCAAACAACATCGGCGAGGGCGTGTCGTCTATCGCCGGCAGCATTGCAGGTGCGATTAGTTCGATGATTGCCGGCACGTTCAATTGGCGTGGCGCTTTTAAGGACGTGGCCGAAACGATTGTGACAGCGTTCGCGGCAATGGAATCGTTATTCCAACAATGGCAAACCGTCGGCGAATTGGCATTCAACTCGATTCTGCTGGGGCTTGTCACCTTCGGCAACACCGCCGAACACATTTTCACAGTGGCCTTGCCGGAAATTATCCGATGGTTTGGCGATAATTGGGCGGAAATCTTTACCGATATCGCCAGCTACGTTGCAACCATTATATCGAACATGCACGAAAACTTGGTTCGGTTCTTTACCGCCGTTTTTGAGTTTCTACAGGGCGACGGGTTTAGCTTCGAATGGGTGTCGCTCACAGAGGGGTTTGAAGCCACATTGAAAGAACTTCCGAATATTGCCGCTCGCGAGCTTGGCGGACTAGAAGCCGAATTGCAAAAGAGGGGCCAGGCGTTGGGCGAGGCATTGAATAAAGGGATGCAGGAAAACGTCAACAACCGGCTGGGGCAATTTCAGGGCTTATTCGGCGGCAAGGGCGCGGGCGGATTGCTTGACGCGGGCATCGATAAATTCAAGACGCTTTTCGGCGACATCGGCGGACTATTCGGCGGCAAGGGCGGCGGAGGTGGCCGATCTCAGCAAATCACCGCGCCGGAAGGGGAATCGTCGCGGTTTCTTACAGGATCAAGCGCGGCGGGGGCGGAACGCGCTCAGCTCGAAATGCTCGAAATTCAGCGGCAGCTTGCGGCCACGGCAACACAGCAGCGGGACATCCAAAACGGCATCAATCAACTACTCAAGGGCGACATCACTGGATTTTTCAAACTGCTAGTTTCCAAGCAAGCCGCTTCTGCCATTGTCATCAACGAATAACCTATGCCACTCGCAACCGAAAATTGGTCAGCCCGATCGTTTGTACCGGGAATCTCCGCAAGCCAGACATTCATTGTTACCGGCGTAGCAAACGAATTAGAGGCTGCGGCAGCTTCACCGATCCCTCAGCCAAATTCCACGTTTTCACTTGATACCACGCTCCGCGCCGGCCAGCCTGATATTACATCCCCCGACAGCCCGCGAACGTATACCGTAGTCGTTAGCTCGCGCCGCC